GGTGTACAAGGAAGTGAAGGATTTGCTGATTTAAGTGCTTATGAAGGTCCGGCTGAATTTGGTTCTGCTGAAGCACCTGCTGGTTGCTACCCACGTGATCAGCTCACACCTTCTGAGCTACTCCCTAAAGATATGAACAGTATCTGGGCTGAACAAAACCCTATGGGTCCTGGCTCACTTAAAGGTAAAAACTTCCTCAGTGCTGGTGCATTGATAGGTGTTAATACTGTTGGACAAAGTTTACGCAATGCTAACTTACAAATCCGTTCTGAACCACCAAATCCTCAAATGGCAGTTAGTATTTTCAATCAAAGCACAATCGCTCCCGACATCTCACACAGACCACTAGAAATTGGTGCTTAAAAATTATATAATAGTAATTATAATAAACATTTTATTAATAATTTGAAAGTACTATATTATTTATAGTTATTTCAAAGATTGTAAAAACAAACTTAAAATAGAGGAATGTCAATACTTGATACCGCCAATAATATTTTTAAATCAATAATCGGTGGTGGTAATTATCCAAGTGTAATGGTTACATCAACAGTTGATGGTAAACAATATAAAGTACGTAATATGCCAGATAAACAAGAAGCAGCAAATCTTATGGCACGTTTAAGGTTACGTTTAACTAAATTAACAGATATTCTTGAACAAAAATATCCTGATAAACCACAAGTTAAACATTTAGTAAAAAATTTTCGTTCTGATCCCAAAAGATTTATAGAAGCAACACCTGATTCTGAACATACTTCATATTCAATCAATAAGGGTGAGCAAATTCATATGTGTCTAAGACGACGTTCAGGACCAGATGAAAGTTTAATTGATGAAAATGTAATGACGTTTGTAGCTTTACACGAATTAGGACATGTGTGTACTGAATCAATTGGTCATGGTCCAGACTTCTGGAATAACTTTGGATGGCTTATTAAAGAAGCTGAAGCAGCAGGTCTATATAAATATACTGATTTTACAGCACATCCTGTAAGTTATTGTGGAGTTTATATAACAGATTCTCCGAGATATGACCCATCAAAAGATGGAAACAATCTACAAATTGGCACAATATCAAAAAGAGTTGATTACTAACTAACATATAATATAGTAGAAAAAACTTTGATATGTTTTTTCTAAAAAAGCCATAGGGATGTCAGATATAGAACAAATACTTTATCCAACAGTACTTTCCAGTCTCCGTGAAGATACTCCTCCGGTCCTGTGTATTGTATGGAAAGGTGGAGATGAATATGAAACTATACAGTTTAATAAAGTATATCCATTTGATACACTTGATGATATTAAACGCTTAATTTGTAATCATTATGAATCTGATAATGCATTTATACCACGTTTTACATTTGTTGGTGTTCCTATTGGTGATACAACATATACTAAAGAATTACCATCATTGGATACAACATATATTCCATTAGATTGGTTATGGTTTCCTACAGATTCTAATGATCCTAAACTTACTTATATTCTTAATAACCCAATTAAAACATTAACACGTCCTGATTTACGATTTGTAAGTTCAGATGGTAGTTATTCAAGTCCTAACTATGAACCACGCGGTCGTTCAAGTATTGAAAAAGTATTCTTAAAACCACGTGATGGACGGATACCAGTTCTACATGTATTTCCTCTTAAATACCTATTACAACAATACAAAGGGGTTACACCAATTGCTGAAGAAGAATGGAATAAAATATTTGCTCCTTATTATCCATATGTAAGTGTTAATGGTCCATATGAAGCGGATGAAGACGATAAAGAATTTGCGGAAAAAGTACGTTTTTTTGTGAATCAAAGAGAGATTTCATTAAATTTGATAAATCGTTATTTGGAAGAGGGTATTGAATATCCCGCAGCAAAAGTAACAGGTATTAGACAACTACGCTTAACATGGAAAAAACCAGTTAAAGGATTTGAAGGTTGTGGTTACATGTTTTATCGTCTTCCTGTTACAAGTAAACGTCCTTATCTTCGTTTATTACCATCTGAAGGAACAGCAGTTACAAAACTTCATGTAAAAGGTGTAATTCCAATTCCTACTCTTGAAGACCCTCGTATTTTAGAAGTATGGGGTAAAGAAATATCTCCCACTCCTGGTATAGACTTTTGTACATTAAAATATGTTCATAGACCATCAATTGGTATTACACAACCAATTTATGGTACAGTACGTATATTTAACGATGGTACACTTGATTTACTTTTACAACCCCCTAAACAAATTAAAAAGCTTGACCCAATTTTAGATTTTCGTGGATTCTCTTCTATCTTAGATAATATCTTTAATGGATTACCACAAACATTTGATAAATTTGAATTAGGTGAAATTGCTGTATTATTTTCACTTAAATTAGGTGTAAAATCTAAAAAATTTAATAAATCAAGAATTCAACAACGTTTGCCATATTTTACAACTTTTTTTAGAGAAATTAAATCATTGCCAAATGAATCTCCAATTATTTCACTTCGCTATAAAGCTGTCAGTCAATATGCTACAGAAGATAAAGTATTTAGTTTTATTACACAATTTAGTACCAGTAAGAAATTAGATGGAGAAAGTGCAGACATTGAAATTGTATCAGCTGTTCAAAATGAATTTCAATTCTCAAAAAAAGAAGCAGTTGATTATGTAGCAGATTGGTATAAAAAACAAGGTACATTTACATTACAATTACCAGAAGATGGTGAATTTATTGAGAGTTTTAATCCAGGTATTGATATACATATTTATGGTCAACATCCTTCATATTATTTTCATGTAAATCGCATTGATACTTATGAAACATATTTAAGAGTTTTCACTTTACTTTCATTATTATTTATTGAAGAAGATGAATATTTTAAGGGTCAAACAGGAAGAAATGAGGAATTAGAGCGTGTATCTGTTGAATTGGAACAAGAAAGCATTGGACGTGAAGAAGGAATAGAATCTACAAACGAATCATTAGGAAAAATTAGATCTTTAGAAGAAAGTAATCAGACAGCTGTCTCGGCATCTATTCAAGGAACATTAGAACCTAAAAAAGGTAGTATAAATTCAATTCCTGACTGGATGGTCGATGATCCTTTTGCTAACGAAAGTAATGCTATTAATCAAGGTGAAATATTACCAGAAACAGCACCTAATCCTATAGAAGCTTCAACTGTTCCACAGGAAACAAATGAATTAAGAAAACGTCCTCAAGTTACTTCTACACCAATTATTAAAACAACTGAAAAGATAGTACCATTGGGAGAAGATGAACAAAGATTAGTAAATCCAAAAAGTTGGTTTGTTAAGAAATTACAAGAGATTGATCCGCGTTTATTTGTTTTTAAGACAGAAAATGAGGATGATAATGGTTATAGTAGAAAATGTGGTGCATCAGATGATAGACAGCCGTCAATTCTAACAAAGGACCAATATGAACGTATGCGTGAAATCTATGAAGATGATCCTGTTTTCTGGATTGTATATCCTCTCGAAGGCACTGATGAACCTATTCAACCATTGGGAAGTGAAGAAACTTTTACTATTATGAAATATGGTTCAGATCCTGAATCAATTAACTATTATTTTTGTCCTCAATATTATTGCTTAAGTGATGAGATTATGATTCGTCAAAAAGATTTTGAAGCGATTAAAGATAGAGATGGTAATTCTAAACCTCCAAATACATGCCCTTTCTGTCTTGGTAAATTAATCACTAATAGTAAAAAAGCATTAGTAGGTTATACAGTTATTAAGCGAAAAGATAAAAAAGGTTCAACATATCATAGTCAAATTGATTTTATGTCAAAAACGACGCATCCTGAAAATTTTGCATTACCTTGTTGCTTTTTAAAACAAACTACATTACGTATTTCAAATCCTCAATTCTCACATATTCGTACATATTTACAAGATACAGCAGTTGAAGCTCTTAATGCCAATGAAATTGCGGAAGAAGAACAGGAACAAGAATATGATGAATTAGTATTTAGAGGTGAAGAAGCAATTGAATACGCTGTTCTATTTGAATCAATTCAAAAAAAATATATTTTAGAATCAAATAAACATCCTGATTCTGGTGTATTTGCTATGATTCCACCACAATTTGATAAATTCTTTAGACAAGATTCAGGTGAAAAAATTATAACACGTGTAGCTATACATTTAAAACTTCGTCCTAATGCTATAGGGTTTTTACGTATTGGTACAGAAAATACTATTTATGAATCACTTTTAGGTGTAATTGCTCCATTATTATATAAGAATTCAATAAATGAAGTTAAAGAAAGAATTTTAGAAGTAGTTGTGCCAAGAATTTTCTTAAATTCACATTTTGGTAATTTAGTATTAGAGTTTTTTAATCCTGGTGATAAAAGTGCTATGCCGCCAACTAAACAAGAGCTTATGTCTTGGTCATCAATTAATCTTGGTATTAATATAACAAGTACAAATTTATATCCAGCCTTACGTATTTATAATGCATATAAAAGATTTGTTAATTTTTTAAGAGACCCAAGACAACGTAAGGATTTAAGGCATATTCAGCCTTTATTAGCTGAACCTGGTCTTTTTACAACACGTGGTGTTCAGATAATTGTTTTGGAAGATAATGGAAATGAACAAGTAACTGTAAAGTGTCCAACATTTGGTGTATCAATGGACAGAAATAAGCAAAATGATTTTGCATTCATTTCACGTTCTCTTAAATATATTGGTGCAACTGAAAATATATATGCTAAATATGAATTGTATGTACATACAAGTAATAAACCAGCAAAAGGAGGTGAATCAGAAATCCACGAAACAATAATTAGATGGGATTATGCATCAAGACGTTATTGGCCTGAAATAGTACAGAGACGTATAGATGAATATATGAATCAGTGTAAAAGTAGATATCGTTCAATATATACATCACAGGAAGGTGTTAATCCTATGGCTATGATTCCACTATCAAAGGCAGTAGATGCCGCACCAGTTCGTCCAGAAGGCATTGTAAAAGATTCATACAATCATATTGTAGGTCTTACATTTCGTTCAAAGCCAGGTGCCTCAACACTTGTAGCATTACCAATAGTTGATGATGGAGTAGTTTCTATTTCAAGTGCTTTTTCAATTAAGAATATATATTTAGATTGGGAAGATTTTAAGGCTGCTACTGTAGATGATGTAGTTAATTATTATAGACAGAATTTAGAACCACTATTTGCATTATATCCTGGTTATATTGTAAAATATATAGCACGACAAAAAATAGATAATAAGATTGTGGCAATACAATTACAAAATGGAATTTACATTCCAGTATCACCACCGAAAGATGAATCATCAATTGCTGGATTAGGATTGGATATTGTAATGATTGAGCAATTTGAGTGGCAAATTGATAAACAACTTGCTGGAATTAAAACAAAAGTTGAAGAAAATACGTGGGATAAAACGGTTGAAGGAACAACAATAGAAAAAAGTTGTGGATTTGATACTGAACTTATAAGAAAATCTACATATGTTCAGTTTGATGAATTATATCAGCAATTTAGATTAATGGTGTCAAATTGGATTACAAGTCAAAAAGCAGGTTCTGAAATAAGAAAAGGAATTGAAGAAATTATTTTTAATGAGGATTTACCAGAATATGAAAAAAGAAAACGTCTCTATATTTTTCTTTCATCTACATTATTGGGATGGTTTTATCCTGATGAAGATAAATGGGAAGCACCAGCATCATTTTTAAGAAAAGATTGTAGATTAATTGATTCTTCAGATGCCTGTACTGGAACATGTTATTGGAAAGCAGATGGTAATTCTGGAAAGTGTTTATTACATATTGATGCAATAACACAATTAGGAGAGAAACCTGGTGAAAGAGATGTGTCTACAGCAGTATTATTTGTAAAGAGAGTAGTTGATGAATTTGTTCGTTTTCCTAATCGTAGAAAACAATTAATGCGTCGTGGTGAAATTTCTAAAGTTTCAACAATTATAGCACCAATACGACAAGGTGACCAGTATATAATTCCTGAATCATCGCCAACTTGGACGAATTTATTAAGATTAGATTGGGCAAGACAAATGCCAGAAGAACCTAAATATTATGAAGAAATGTCACGGGAATCTACTGCTAAAAATGAAGAACTACCAGAAGGTACTATGCCAGAAGCTTTAGAAAATATATTAGGAGAAGGAACTTCTCTTAGATTAAGTATTCCTGATATAATAAATAATAATCAACCATTAACATCATTTCAGGGTATTCTTGGAATAACATTAGGTCAGATTGGATTATCTGACGATGCTACAAAGATAAACAAAGAAAATCTTATAAAATATGTACAAGCAACATCAAAACCAATCGGTTTAATTGATTTATCAGAAGAAAATACAGAAAAAGATATAATACAATTTATTAGACCATTTACAGGATCATTTGATTCAGTAACAATATTTGTATTCTTACCTGGTCAAATTGGATTATTAATACAGGAAGAGGGCGACTCAACTGTAAAAATAAATTTATTACCTGAGAAAATAATTGATATATGGAAAAGTGCTCCAATAGTATCATTAAGAAAACGACCTACTGTAGTTCTTGAAGAAGAAACAAAAGTACCACTTATAATTGGTCAGAATCCTATTATGGCTAATCCAAGACGTCGACCATTGGTGGCAACTACTAGAGCTATTCCACTTGTAGAAGTGATAGAACAACCAAATAAAAATAAAACAATATTGAGTAATCGTTCACGTGTAACGCCACAAATAAAAGCACCATTAAATGTAACAAGACGTCGTCCACGTGTGGCACCAGTAGCACCAGTAGCATCAGTAGCAATACCAAGTCCACCTATAGCATCAGAAAATGTAACAAGACGACGTCCTCGTGTAGCAAATAAATAATTTAAAATTTAAAAGCAAAGTTAGCAAGAGGTTTTCCCTTTTCTTCCACTTCAGCTTGTTCAGGAATAGGAAGAATAACAGAAACTTTACTTCCAGATGCTACAGCACGACGTCGACATTCAATCATATCTTCTACTTCATTATCCATCATATTAAGTCGCATACGTCTATAAGAAGAATTATCTGGATGAATAATAACAATATATAGGTCCGCTACTTCAAGTCCATAATATGTTTCAAGCATCCATTTATATACATTAAGTTGCATAGTATAATGCCAATAATTTGTATCAGGTAAGTGATCCAATGGAGCTAATCCTGACCCAAACGGATTTTCTGCCTTAATTTCTTTAGAACGTTTCCAATCATAAATTACAAACTTACCATCTGACTTACGTCGAAAAATCATATCAATAGAACCACATAGTTTAATTTTTCTCTCACCTTCTAGAGGAGTTAAACTATCAGTAAAGACCTCCCATTCACTACGATAGGGTTCTAAATCATCACCACAATCTTTCCAGAACTTCAGGAAGTATTTCCATTCAATAGAGTCGAATGTTTCAGGTGCGATTTGTTCAGGTGAACCATGTAGGAATTGTTCTATAGCTAAATGCATAGCTGTTCCTGCTTCTGATGCGGTTTTACCATTATCATTCCATTCTTTAATAATTTCATTATCAGTTTTACCAAAATATTTTGAGGTTGCCCATTTAGTAGGATTTTTACGCATTTTAGTTAGAATAGCTTTGGGGTCAAAATGGCCAAAGAATTCATGGATAAATCCTGTACACGAAATATTACCTTCACATGTACCATTTACATAATATTTATGTGTTGATTCTACAAATTTAATATTAGAGTCTCTTGGATGTGAATTAGCAAGTGATAGGTGTTGCCAGGATTGAAAAGGCATTTTAATAATTATTATATATAATATATTTAGGTTGTTTAATATCAAATTTTAATAGAATAAGATTTAAAGAC